TGCTCACGAAGATATAGTTTCATATATCTATAACTTAAAAAAGATAGAGGAGAAATTTTATGACAACAAAAACTAAACCAACAATAGATGTAGTAACATTAAACTTAGTTAATGCACTAAAGCAGATGGATGATAAACTCAATGAAGGTTCTTGGGAGTATATAAATCTAGGAGATGTATTAAGATTTCAAGATACTTTTAATGAAGCTATTAGGCACTATGACCTAAAGAAAGAAGGTGGTATACACGACTATGGAGCAGACAAAGGTAAGTACCAACAGTTTTGGCATAGTGATTATGTATGCCATACAGACCCAGAGGCATATGACCCAAGCAAAGTAGAGGAGGAAGATGATGAGTAACATAACAAAAAAAGATATGGAAGAGTTTTTAAAAAGAAGTAAAGGAACAACACTTACAGCTTTGTTTGTAGATGATGATAAAAACTTTTATTATAATTTAGCAGTTAAACTATTATGTGACATTGCTAATAAAAGTTATAGCTTAGATTCATTTACAGATGATGTTTTATATATGATAAATAATCCAGATATGAAGGTGAAAGATGAGTAAATATAAATATAGATTAGAAGAATGGTCAGAAGATACACGAAGTTATACTATAGAATGTGACATAAAACTTTCAAAAGATGAAGTAGATTTTGCAATTTCTGAAGCAGATGTAGATTATGAAGATTCAGAAACAACACATAAAATTCCATTAGGTGATGGTACTATTGTACACGTTACCTATCATGGTAACGAATGGGGTGATGGAAGTTCTGAGATAACAGAAGGAAAGGAGGACTTAGAAGATGAGTAACATTAAAAATGGTAAACGAAAATATATAATATACACACAACATAACTGTATCTTTTGTAATAAAGCTAAAGATTTATTTAAAGAAAATAATATAGAGTTTGATGAAAGATTATTAGATACACCAGAAAAACTAAAAAGATTTAAAGCATCTGGGTATAAGACTGTACCACAGATATTCTTTTGTGTTGGAGGATATGAACAATTAGAACAAGACTTATTTATAGAGGAGCATTTTAAAGATGACTAAAGAACATTTTATAGACAACCCTGAGTACATAGCATTAACAACTGACATTGCAGACTTGATGCTACAAAAAAGAGTAGGTTTAAATTATAAAAGATTTATAACAGAAGATGAAGAAGGGAATCAAACATACACAATTAGAGGACAAGAATTGTTTGAAGAGTATCTACAAGAAGTAGAAGCTATGTTTGCCCTTAATAGTGTGTCACCTATGGACTTAAATATAGAAGATTCAGGTCTTAGTTTTACACCAGACCTAGAGTTAGTAGAAAAAATTAAACCAGAAGCAAAGATATTACCATTTAAAGGTAAGATAGGTGCTGTATCAGGAGAAAAAGAAGATGAGTAAAAAAAACAAAGACTTAAACAGGAAAGTTGAGAAACAAACTCAAGACTTCCTAGGATTTTTATGGACTAATTGGGTTCTAATAGGCATAGGTTTTATCATGTGCTTTATATGGTTCTGTGTATGTTGGACTGTGTGTTGGATATTTACAAGCTAACTGTTGACTATTAGATATTTATAATATATAATAAGGAAAGATATGAGAAAAGAAATGTATGTAATAGCTATGCCTTATCCTTTTAATACTAAGCTACCTGATATTTTAGAAGAAGATGATGGTACAATAATGTATTTTAAAAATAAAGGAGAAGCTAAAAGTTTTTTACAAAACTTATATGACGAAAGACAAATACATATGCAAGCATTAATAGATGATAACATAGATATAATGAGGGTACAATGACAATAGAAAAATTAGAAACATATGAAGTAGCATTAAGAGAAAAAGAAAAAGAAGTACATGGTCTAAGAGTTAGAGTAAAAGAATTAGTATCAGTTGTATCTGATTTAAAAAAAGAACTGACTGCTATGAAAGTACAAAGTGACTTTGGATATAACTTAGTTAATGAAAATCCTGATGCAGGACATATTAAAGATGAGTAACGATAGAGAGAGAAGATTAAAAGCTACAGGAAAATGGTTTCAAGGTAGCATTAAAAGAAACTTATGGGTAAACCATGTGTTTCCTATACTTTTAACTGTAAGTTTTATATTTTATTTACTTACATTATAACAAGCGAGAAGAAAATGAATTTATTAGCAGACGAAATAAAAGAATTAATTAAAGAAAGATATTATGAATACATAGAAGAAGGGTATGAATCTTTTGAAGCTATGGAATTAGCTAAAAGAGATATACACGAATCAAAAGAAGTAGAGATAGATAGTTATAATAAAACATATGATGATTCTTTTGAAGTTGACTAATATTATTTAATACTATATAATAAAATTTTTAATGGGGATTAATATGGATAAAACATGGCTAGACAGGGGTGCTTGTCCTAAGTGTGGATCAAGTGATGGTAACGTCAATCATGCAGAAGGATATAGTTTTTGTTTTTCCTGTAACACTAGATTTGGAGAGCAAATGAAACACGAAAAAGTAATACCTATACCTACTGAAAGTAATATAAAAACTGTAGGTGTAACAGGTGCATTAACTGAACGTAGTATTAGTAAGGAAACTGCACAAAAATATCATACACAAGTTAAGGTGAATGGTAACATGAATACACATCACATCTATAAATACTTTGATAGTGGTGGAAACAATATTGGTAATAAGATTAGAGATGTAGCTACAAAGAATATGTGGGTAGAAGGTAATGTAACTAATGCAGTATTGTTTGGACAAGATTTATTTACAGGTGGTGGTAAGTATATTACTATTACTGAAGGTGAAGTAGATGCTATGTCTGCTTATGAATTACTAGGTAGCAAGTGGGCATGTGTTTCTATTAAGACAGGTGCAGGGTCTGCTGTACGTGATTGTAGAAAAGCATTTGAATACTTAGATAGCTTTCAAAATATAGTTATATCATTTGATATGGACAAGCAAGGTAAGGAAGCTAGTGAGAAAGTAGCACAGTTGTTTAGTCCTAACAAATGTAAGATAATGAACATGGAATTTAAAGATGCTAATGAGTATCTGAAGATGGGTAAACGTGAGAAGTTTTCACAAGCATGGTGGAATGCAGAACCTTTTACTCCTGCAGGAATTACAAACCTTAGAGACTTAGGTGATTTATTATACACAGAAGAGTATTGTGAGACAGTACCATATCCTTGGAGTAAGATGAATGAAAAGACTTATGGTATGAGAACAGGTGAGTTGATTACATTTACATCTGGTGCAGGTATGGGTAAGTCTTCTATTATGAGAGAGCTTATGCATCACTTACTCAAGAATACAAAACATAACATAGGTATCCTTGCATTAGAAGAGAGTATTAAAAATACTGCATTTAATATTATGTCAGTAGAAGCCAATGCTAGATTATATATTAAAGAGATTAGAGATAAATTTAGTAGAGAACAATTACAAGAGTATCAAAAGAATACAGTTGGGTCTGGTAGGTTCTTTGCCTTTGACCACTTTGGTTCTATTGATAATGACGAGATACTATCACGAGTAAGATACATGGCACAAGCATTAGAATGTAAGTGGGTATTTGTTGACCACTTATCTATACTTGTATCAGGTCAGGAAGATGGAGATGAAAGAAAGTCTATTGATGTATTGATGACTAAGATGCGTTCTCTTGTAGAACAAACAGGTATTGGTATGTTATTAGTTTCACATTTACGTAGACCTGCAGGTGATGCAGGACATGAGAATGGTAAGGAGATTACTCTATCACATCTTAGAGGTTCAGCATCTATTGCTCACTTGAGTGATGGTGTTATTGGATTAGAAAGAAATCAACAAGATGATGACGAAGTTAAATCTAATACAACTACGATTCGTATTCTAAAGAATAGATATACAGGTGATACAGGAGTAGCTACACATTTACATTATAATAAAGAGACAGGTCGTATGAAAGAGATTGACAATCCCTACGAAGTAGATTATAATGCAGAGAATAATGAGGAGGTACCATTCTAATGAAGTGTTGGCATTGTGATACAGAATTAACA